TATTATCTAGAAAGATCCCAAGAGAAATCCATAATCTGTTATATTTCACGGGTAAATTCAAACAATATGTTAATACTATACTCCCTAATAAGTTTCCTAGTCTTGATGGTGATATTCCTCGACTTATAATTCCATACTTCAACAAGCACGGCAAGTGTTTTGCCTTTCAAGGTAGAGCATTTGGTAATGAACAACCTAAATACATTACAATCAAAATCGATAGTAATGCAGAACGCCTATTCGGTCTAGAACGTATCAATTGGGCAAAAACAGTATATGTATGTGAAGGACCTTTGGATTCCCTGTTTATCCCTAATTGTATTGCAGTTTCTGGATCATCATATGATAGCCCTACTATAGATAGTATAAGAACCAATTGTGTCATTATACCAGATAATGAACGCCGTAATTCTAACGTGACTAAATTAATAGGGAGAATGATCAACAAAGGATATAAAGTGTGTCTGTGGCCCGATTCATACGAGTTTAAGGACATAAATGATGCTGTTAAGGATGGTGGGTTGACAAAAGAAGAGATTTTGAATATAATTAATGCTAATATATATCAAGGTATGGCAGCAAAACTAAGATTCGCGGGGTGGAAAAGATGATTAAAAAGTATAGAAAGAAGCCAATTACACTAGAAGCTGTAGAGTTTAAGTATAATGGTCCTTGCATAGACTTTCTAAAAGTGTGGATGGGGGATTCATTTGGAAGGGTTAACAAGAATCGTTGTCCTAGTGCAATAGGTGAATTAGAAGTCAAAACTCTAGAAGATGGCGTAACACTAAAGGCTAGCCACATTGCAACAGAAGGTGATTTTATCGTTAAAGGTACTGCTGGAGAGTTTTACCCAGTAAAACCAAACATTTTTTGGAACCTTTATGAAGAAATGTGAAAATTGTACGTTTCATAAGTATATTAATCAACATAGTACATGTAAATATGTTATTGGAAATACATATGAAATAATGCGGGAGAAATTTGTAAAGGTTCCATTGCGTCCGATACCATCTATACATAATGCATATAACAGTTGTCGGTATTATAAAGAGAAATGGTTATATAAACTACTAAGGAGAATCACGAATGCAAAGAGTAAAAATTGATCTAGATTTGGTTAAATACCTGTCAGAAGTAACAGAGATTGTTGAAGTGTTGGACGAAGGGCTAAAGCTACTTACTACCAAGAATGGTGTAGTAATGCGTGAGACTGTTGGTAAATGGGGTCAGGTTCTATGTGAGAAAGATGGTGTTATCTGGGTAGAAGATGCTGAAGCTCTTCCTACTCCTAAGCTGCCAAATGTTGATGAGGTAGTAAAAGCTTTATCTGAAGTACAGCCAATACCAGAAGAACTTGGTGAAGCTATTGCAGTACTGTCAGGAAGATCCAAGAAGACAGCTAAAAAGAAGGTAAAGGCTGATAAATGATTGAAAATTCATAAAGGAGATATTATGAAAATAGTAGCACACAGAATTACTAATGAGGAATTGATGAGGAATTTATGTACCGTCACAACACATAATAAAATGGAGTCGAAGATTACTACTGCTGGAATTTATAATTGCGAACATTCTCCTATAAGAGGAATGGTATTTAAAATTACTATGGAAGGTATTCCAAGTTTCGTATCAGTACATCTAGTGAGACATAAGATCGGTGTAGAACATTATGTACAGACTATGCGTGATGATCGTGGTGCACAAGAAGTGGCTAATAGAAATACTCCTGTAGATCATACCATGATTCTAAATGCTCAAACTCTTATCAATATGGCTAAGAAGCGTCTATGTTACAAGGCATCCAAAGAAACTAGAGATGTATTTAACGCCATTGTTGACGCGGTTGCTTTAGTTGATGAAGATTTGCCGAAGTATCTAGAACCAGAATGCATCTACCGTGGCGGTTATTGTCATGAAATGAAAATTTGCGGTCTAGTAGAAGGAGTGAAATGGGTCTCTCCAAAGTCAAGAACATTCAAAAGATATGGTGATAAATGATGGACGTTACACAAAGAATTTTGAGTGATATCACTATATTTTCGAAGTACGCAAAATTTCTTCCTGAACTAGTGCGTAGAGAGAATTGGAAAGAGTTGTGCCTTCGAAATATGGGTATGCATCTACGTAAATACCCGCATATGGATAAAGAGATTGAAGATGTATATACGGATTATGTCTTCACTAAGAAGGTTCTTCCATCTATGCGTTCAATGCAGTTCGGTGGTAGACCGATTGAACTTGCCAATAACCGTATGTTCAATTGTGCATATGTTGCGATTGATCATCCTGCCGCGTTCTGGGAAGCTATGTTTCTCTTGCTTGGTGGATCAGGAGTCGGCTTCTCAGTGCAGTTCCCTCATGTAGCAAAACTACCAGCCGTTGTTGGTCCCACAGAAAGACCACGTAGATTCCTTGTTGGTGATTCTATCGAAGGGTGGGCCGATGCTATTAAGGTTCTTGTCAGAGCTTACTTCGAAGGTAAGTCAGATCCAGATTTTGACTACCGTGACATTAGACCTAAAGGAGCAAGACTAATCACTAGTGGTGGTAAAGCTCCTGGACCAGAACCTCTGCGTATTTGTGTTGAACAGTTGAGAAAGGTTCTTAATGGTGCACTAGGTCGCAAGCTTACTCCATTAGAATGCCATGATATGATGTGCCATATTGCTGATGCTGTTCTATCAGGTGGTATCCGTAGAGCCGCATTGATCTCTTTATTCTCTAAAAATGATCTTGATATGTTGTCATGTAAATCAGGACCATGGTGGGAATTGAATCCTCATCGTGGTAGAGCGAATAACTCTGTGGTATTAGAGCGTGATAATGTGACAGAAGAGGAATTCCTTTCTATTTGGTCACGTGTTCAGGTTTCTGGATGTGGTGAACCAGGCTTCTTCTGGACTAATGATATCAATATTGGTACTAACCCATGTTGTGAAATTAGTTTACGTTCTTGCAGTTTTTGCAACCTTACGGAAGTAAATGTAAGTGATGTTGAAACACAAGAAGAATTGAATGCTAGAAGTAAAGCCGCTGCATTTCTGGGTACACTACAGGCTGGATACACTAACTTCCATTATCTCCGTCCACAGTGGATTGAAAATACAGAGAAAGACGCTCTAATTGGTGTAGGGCAGACTGGTATTGGATCTGGAAAGGTACTCTCTCTTGATCTAAAAGAAGCAGCTGAATATGTAAAAGAAGAAAATGAACGTGTTGCAAAGCTAATTGGAATCAATATTGCCGCCCGTTGTACTACAGTAAAGCCTTCCGGCACATCATCTCTTACTGTTGGATCATCTTCTGGTATTCATGCTTGGCATAACGATTACTATATCCGCCGTATGCGTGTTGGTAAAAATGAAGCTCTTTATAAGTATATGAAGTTGAACTTCCCGCAATTGATTGAGGATTGTGTATTCAAACCTCACTTGGAAGCTGTAATGATGTTCCCCCAGAAATCTCCTGAAGGTGCTATTTACAGAACTGAAGCTGCTATTAATCTATTGAGGCGTGTTCGTAAGTTTAACCAAGAGTGGGTCCACTCAGGATATAGAGAAGGCGCTAATCACCACAATGTATCTTGTACCATTTCTATTAGACCAGAAGAATGGGATATGGTAGGAGAATGGTGTTGGAATAACAAAAAGTATTATACTGGCATTTCAGTATTACCTTACGATACAGGATCTTATCCACAAGCTCCATTTACTGATTGTACCAAAGCAGAATTTGATGAACTGAGTTCTTACTTGTTTGATATCAACTTGGATAATGTGATGGAGGAAGAGGATAACACTGATCTCAGTGGAGAGATAGCGTGTGCCGGTGGAAAATGCGAACTTAATTTTTGATAAGTTTTGCTGATATACTCCAACCAGATGTGTTTATTCTACGTTCTTTAGCATCACATCTGGTTGGAGGCATAACAATGTGGTTATTGTTATGCCCCACTAACACTCTTCTCTCTAAATTATAATCTTTACAAAATTGATTTAAATTTCTTGTTATGTACTTAATTCCTTCTGGAGAAACTAAAGTATATTCATATTTTTCATTAGCTGTGATCATCTTTTGAATTGATTCTTTGGTGTGCTTTTTACCATAGAAAGGATTCAATTCACCATGACTACCAAATTTATTACTTTTTTCTTCATCTGACATTTTATTCATTTGATCTTTTATTATACTACTTAATTTTAGACGAGTTTCTTTTGGAGTAATAAATTTTATTGAACCTTCTCCTCCGGCAGTTCTATTTAAAAGTATACCGGTCTCATTATCTTTTCTACCATACCATTCGATATAACGGCGTTCTAATGCAAGTGCACCTATATTAGATAAATTAGATTCTAAAATAATGATATAATCTTTATTTTTCGGCCTCGGTATATTTTTATGTTTATTCCATGATCTTTTATCTTTACCCTTACCAATATAATAAGGAGTCCCCGCTCTGGCAGTAGCAGAATCTTTGGACCTAATGTAGGCGTAAACGTAATAGCAATAAATAGAATTAGTCATGATGCTAAAATCTCCGTTTTAGTATTGTGAATAGGTGATGAAGACGTTACAGCATCTTCATCACTGTTTTATTTATATAAACCAATATTTCTAAACAAATGGGAGCTTAAGCTCCCATTTGTTTTTGGAGTGCTCTAAATATGAATAATAACAACCAAAAGGAGATTTTAAATGGCCCAAAAAATATTTTCATGTGAAAACTGTGATTCTACCGGTAAAATTACAGTAAAAAACAAAGACTTATCTGTTCGTGATATCGTGTGTTGCCCAGTCTGCGGAGCATCGATCTGGGATGAAGACGATGAAAATGATGATGAATGAGACTAACAACTGGACATATCTAGGGAAAGAAATTCTCTCAGAAGACGATATTCCTGTTGACAAACCCATCGGTTTCATTTATATTATAACTCAGAAGTCAACTGGTAACAGATATCTCGGGAGGAAACTTCTAACAAAATCAAAGATAAAGATCAATAAGGACACGGGTAAGAAAAGAAAGTCAAGGATTCAAAGTGATTGGCTTGATTATTGGTCCTCTTCACCTAAGATCACATCGTGGATTAAGGATGCTGGAGGGACTGATGATTTCAAGCGCGAGATCATTCTATTTGTGACATCTAAAGCGGAATTACTTTATATGGAAGAATGTCTTTTATATAAATGTAATGCTATGTTGAGTAATGAATGGATAAATGATAATATTAGGTCAAGAATAATGAAATCTTGGTTTAATAAAAATAACAAAGAAATTTTAGACAAAATAAAAAGTATAGAAGATGTATTATAATTTTTATTACTTACCATATGTATTTTGTTCATCGACCGGAGTTATAAAAAAAGCTTGACAATTGAAATAATTCATGTATAATGAGTGAATCGATAAACAATAAAAGTGAGGTTATTATGGAAAAAGAAAGTATTGAGATGATTAAAAATCACCTGTCCGAGGATGTGATTACGGTGACTTTTACCAAGGCTGATGGATCAGAGCGGGTGATGCGATGCACCACTTCTGGAGAGTTTATTCCCGAGGATCATATGCCGAAAGAAGATTCGACTAGAAAATTCTCAGACGAAACTCAGAGAGTTTTTGATGTGGAAAATGCTGGCTGGCGCTCTTTCCGTTGGGATTCTGTAACTGAAGTGACTTTGGGAGAGTAGTGTGTTTGGTTCTGAAAAAGATATGGAATTGAAAGATTTGAGGTATGAGGTGAAATCCCTTAAAATGGACTTGAACATGAAGCAATATATGATCGACTCCTTGCAGAAGGAATTGAAGGAATTGAAAGAAACTAGTGAATGTCAGTGTGTTAATCTTTTTGATTTTAATAACCCAAGCCTTAACGTGTTTGCTATCGAACGTGTTTTTGATGGATATAAATGGAAGACCAATATTGGGTATTTGATCAAAAACGACCCTGCTTATGGCATTCATGAATGGAGTATTCAGACCACAATCGACCAACATGCGTTTCTAGTGAAAACATACGAACAGCGAAACATCCAGGAGTAAACTATGGCAAATATGACAGAAGCAGATAAAAAGCTTTTTAAGGCGTCTTTGGACGTGCTTTCTGAACACATGAGAACGATTGAGGATGAGCGTGGGATGATCAAGGACGCTATCGACGAATTGGCTGATCAATTCTCCCTTGAAAAAAAGACGATTCGAAAGATTGCCAAGGCCTATCATAGGCAGTCATTCAATGAAGAAAAGAAGTCCTTTGAGGATTTTGAGGACCTTTACGAACAAGTTACCGAAATCTGAAAATAATGGTTGACAAGAGGTCCTGAATGCGCTATTGTCTTTTTATCAAGTGATTAACAAATGGAGAAATTATGAAAAGTAAAAAGCCGGTTCAGGACCTCCAAGTTTCCGAGACAGCCCTTTCGGGTGTTTCTGCCAGTGAACCTATTATTGAAAAATATGACGTAACGGATGAAGAGGAATTCAAGGCTTATCAGTGCGCTATGGGTAAGGCTCTCAATTGGTATACAGCTTCTTGGGATGACAAGGCCTATACCAAATCTGCCCTCCAGTACCTCAAAAAGTCTGGTCTCAAGACTTATGTGAAGCTCATTGATGATGCTGATTTTTTCGATATTCGAATGATCGGCGCTCTTGGGCGTTTGATAACCCGTGATCAGTTCGTTAGCCCAGATCATCTGGAGAAGCTCATGAATCGTATCGGTAATCTTAAGGAGAAGTCACCCAAGAAAGTGACTCAGACTGAACCTGTCGAAAAAAAGACTGTTCAGGATCGCGTGGTTGACGCTGCCAGTGCTCATATCACTGTTTTCGAAGGAGCTATTGATGATTTGATCGTTAAGGGAGAGGACTTCTCTGCCAAAGCTTACCTGACATCTAATGAGGTATCAGGTGCAGTTTCGAAGAAAATATCTGATTACTTCAAGCCGGTTCTTGATGAATTGAACCTGATCAAAACGGATGAAGAAATCCGTGATGCCTATCAGCATTTGACTACCGTCAAGATCAAAAAATTGACGGCCCTGGTTGAATCGTTTGTTGTTGACTCTGAACAGCAGAAAGTTTCCGCGACTGTCCGTAAGCCCCGGAAAACTAAGCCTAAGAGTCCTGCCAAGTTGGTAGAAAAGCTCAAGTTCATGAAAGAATTTGACGAGTTGAAGCTGAAATCCGTGAAGCCCACCGATCTCGTCGGTGCAAATGAAGCGTGGTTCTATGACACTACCAAGCGCAAGCTCACCGTGTACAGGACCGATGCTGGTGGACTCTCTGTGAAGGGCACCACCATCCTTAACTTTGATGTAACTGCTTCTGAAGTGAAGACCATCCGTAAGCCGGAAACGCTCAAGGGTGTGACAGGTAAGCGGGCAATGAATGCGCTTTGGAAGACTATGAAGACTAAGGGTTCTAAGCCTAACGGGCGCATAAATGAAAACATGATCATTCTGGTCATAGCCTAGGAGGCATTTTGATATTAATCGATTATTCACAGGTGTGTATAGCTAATATTATGCAGTTTCAGTGCGATATCCAAAAAAATGGATCAAGCCCTGAGGCGGTAAATATTATTCGACACGCAATCCTTATGGGTATAAAATCTTACAAGAAGAAATATTCCAAATATGGGCAGATGGTTATCTGTTGCGACGGTGACAACTATTGGCGCAAGAAACATTTTGAATATTATAAGGCGAAACGCAAGACAGCACGTGAGCAGTCGGACCTTGACTGGTCCTTGATCTTTGATACTATGTCAAGTATTCGTGAAGACCTTAAGGAGCACTTCCCATACGTTGTCCTACGAGTGGAGGGAGCTGAGGCTGATGACATTATTGGTGCTATGTGTAAGTACACCCAAGATAATTTACTGATCGATCATGGGGTATTTGAGGAAAAGCAACCAGTAATGATTCTCAGTGCCGACCATGATTTTAAACAGCTCCAGAAATGGGATAATATTTCTCAATGGTCACCTATGCAGAAAAAGGTAGTCAAGAGTACTAACCCTACCAGGGACCTAATAGAGAAGATTCTTGTTGGAGATGCTGGTGATGGCATCCCTGGCATATGTTCTGGTGATGCTGTGTTTGTGACTGAAGGAGTAAGACAGACTCCTTTTCGAAAGGCGCGTATTGATGATTTCATGAAGCTGGGCAGAGGTGCTTGCAAAAATGACACGGAGCGCCATGGGTGGGATCGCAACATAAAAATGATCGATCTTGAAAATACACCAGAAGACATTAGAAAGGAAATAGTCGACCAATATGAGTCATATATAGTTAAGGGTGACAAGATGGGCATTTTTAACTATCTTGTGTCCAAAAGATGTAGACTATTACTATCAGAGATCGAGGAGTTCTAATGACCAACCCTTATTCTTACCTCTTTTAGAAATATTGTTAGTTTTCATAGTATAGTAAAGGCTGCTTAGACTTAGTCCATACGCCTTTACTATACTCTTTAGTTGAAAAAAGTTGATATTGTGATATAATAAATTATAATAATATAAATTATAATACGTTCTTGGTTCATTCGGTTTAGTTTTTCTTATGCCTATAAGATATCCACTAATCCATCTCGGGTCTTCTTTAGTTGTAATGATAACATTACCTTCAGGATCGACGGATATTATACTGCCAACTTTTGATTGAGATATATTTTCACAGATGGACCGGGGCCTCTTTTGCCAAGTTGGCGTATAGATGTTTGACGTTTAAATTCATCCGTGTGTTTATGACCTCCGCCACCATCACCTCCATCTGTGAGATTACGTAGTATGCCAGAATTTTTATCCATGCGACCATACCATCTAATATATCGTCGCTCAAGAGCCAATGCTCCAATTTCGGATAAATTTGATTCTAGAATTATTATGTATTTTGGATTTTTAGGCAAATGTATTGTATGATCTTTAGACCACGCTCTTTTATCTTTACCCTTACCAATATAGTAAGGTGTACCCGCTTTGGCAGTAGCAGAATCTTTGGACCTAATGTAGGCATAGACGTAATAAATACTCATAGCTGATGCTCCTTGTAAGCGTTAGAGTCCTTGGGTATTCCACTACCGCGAAGGACATTTTTGTTGACAAATCGAATTGATTCATATATATTTATATAAATTAAAATTTCAAAACATGGAGGAGCCAAGAATGATTACATTAGAACAATTTAAAAAGATTCTGCCAGGGTGTAAAGACCCAGCAGTTTGGGTAGATATGTTGAACAAACATCTACCAAATTATGGAATTACACATAGGGTACAGATTGCACAGTTTATTGCTCAGACCGGGCATGAATCTGCACATTATACTGTCCTTAAGGAGAATCTTAATTACTCAGCGGAAGGACTACGGAAGGTGTTTAGTAAGTACTTTCCCAATGATGACTTTGCAAAACAGTATGCAAGACAGCCAGAAAGGATTGCTAGTCGTGTATACGCTAATAGAATGGGGAATGGAAACGAAGCATCTGGTGATGGATGGATGTTTAGAGGACGTGGTATAATCCAGATTACTGGTAAGAATAACTATCACTACTGTTCAGAATTCTTATTTCAGGATAAAAGATTGCTAGTCGATCCCAGTATGCTCCTGGAACCAGAATATGCTGTTATGTCTGCTTGTTGGTTCTGGTCTGCTAATGATATTAACGCTCATGCCGACGATATCAAGACAGTTACTAGAATCATAAATGGTGGGTATCATGGAATTGAAGACAGAACCAACATCTATCATGCGGCTTTGAAGGTACTTGATTGAGAACCTTTATACATCATGATATCCCCGATCTAGTTCAGATCAATAGTGATGGCGGAAGGATATATCAAACTCCTACTGGAGAAAAGTATCCTTCTGTCACTACTATTCTTGGTTATTTTTCTGCCAAGTCTATTAAAGAATGGAGGACACGGGTTGGTGCAGAGGAAGCTAATAAGATATCTGCAAGAGCTTCTAAGAGAGGTACCTCAACACATACGTTATGTGAAAATTATCTCCTTAATAAACCAAATAAAATTGATATGTTTGATCAGGAGATGTTTAATACTTTAGTACCACATCTAGATCGTATTGATAATATTCACTGTTTAGAACGCAGGCTGTTTTCTCATAAGCTAAAGGCTGCTGGTACTGTAGACTGTATTGGTGAATATGACGGAAAACTATCCATCATAGATTTTAAATCATCTAAGAGAGTCAAGAAGAAAGTCTGGATTAGCAGTTACTTTATGCAATGTGCGGCGTACGGTATGATGTTTTGGGAACATACCGGTATGGCCATAGATAATATTACTGTAATTATGGGGGTTGATGATCATCCGTCTATAGTATTTCAAGAGCCATTAAAGCCATGGTTAGAAGAATTCAGAAAAGTTAGATTACAATATTACCTTGGGAAGGGGATCTAAGGGTCCCTTTCCCCTCTATCATATTTCAAATAATCGTATCTATTCTTTTCTTTGTTATGTGTCTGCACCCAGGCCTGTACACCAAAGTACGCTGCCACAATACCAGCCAACGAAACATAAAACAATCCTAACAAATCAGCTATAGCAGCCACTCTAGAATCGGTAATAAACGGTGTGAATAAATAACAAGTAACACCTAATATGCCGTACAATGCTAACCATGCCATTCTTCTATGAGTCCTAGCCTTCTCTTCGCCTAACTCAATTTCGATTATTGCACGCTGACGGTCTATCTCCTCTTGAGATATATTACCGTCGTGATTTTTATCATATCTATCCATAAATTCCTCTTGACATTTTAACTAAAATATTGTAATTATTTATGATACAAGGAGATTCAAAATGAAAATTTATATTTATTATCTTAGTTTGATATGCTCTATTATGATGTTCCCTAAAGAGCTTCCTAATCATTCGCCACCGACTATCCAAGCATATTATCAATATAATCTAGTTGATTATGACCAAATCGATTGTTTGGCTGATAATATATACTTTGAGGCAAGGGCAGAATCCGAGCGTGGGCAATATGCAGTAGCAGAAGTGACTATGAACCGTGTTAATTCTGGTACCTTCCCTCAAAATATATGCGATGTGGTAAGACAGGAGAAAAATGGTGTATGTCAGTTCTCTTGGTGGTGTGATCCAGGGCTTAAGGAGAAGTCTATAAATAAGTTGATCAATGATGAAACATATCAACAAATAAAGTTGATAGCGTTAGAAATATATCTACTTAAGGATGAAATGAATGTTGAAACTAAAGGAGCAACATTCTACCATGCAAAGAAAGTGTCTAAGAAAAGAATAGGTGTTGCAAGGCTTGAAAGAACTGCTGTTATTGGCAAACATATATTTTATAGGAAGAACTCATGAATACATTATTTCCAATTATTAAAGATAATGCTAATTATATTAATGTGTCCGAAAGAACTGCTAGACAGTTTGACATATTCTTGGATGAAGAGATTGGTGCACCAGCTGATTATAGAGAATTAATATCTATCCTTTTTAGTGCAACAGAGAATGATGATGTGTCTATTTTTATTAATAGTACTGGTGGGCAGTTAGATACTGCTCTATCTATTATTGAAGGTATACGCCATTGTAATGCTAATGTTACTGCTATTATTATTGGATGTTGTCACTCAGCCGCGTCAATGATTGCTTTATATTGTCACAATGTTGTCGTGACTGATTCTGCTTACATGCTTGTACACTCAGCTTCTTATGGATCTTCTGGTACTACTGGTAATGTTAAGGCTCATACAGATTTTACCTATAAACAAGTTGATAAATTACTTGATGATGTTTATGAAGGATTTCTTACTAAAGAAGAACTTACTAATGTTAAGAAAGGAGTAGAAGTTTGGTTATCTGCTGATGAGATTAGAACTAGAATGGAGAAGAGAGCTAAAGTACTTCAGAAGAGATTTAAACAACTTCAACTTAAGAGCACTCAAGAAGAGTAATAATATAATACTTCATTCAACAACAATACATTATACACACATAATGAAAGGCTTGTCAAGTCGTTAGAGAAAAGGAGAACTTATAAATAATAATGTTCTCCATTTCATTTTTTAGTAAGAGAGGAATTATAATGAGTTTGTTTCCAGAATTTAATCCAGATATGTTGTTAGAGAATAAAGGTGAGCGGTGGGTGACTGTAATGCACCGCCACGTTCAAATAGACGGTAATGGTAATATTATTGCCGGACTTGGTGGGAAGTTTAATGGCCAACCTATTAAACACGCAGTAGACCATTTGAGTAGTCCAGAAGGATCTAAGAAGAATAAAGCCAAAGAAGAAACATCTTCAAAGAAAATCAAACAGGCTTTATCTATTCTCAAGAACAATCCTGATCTTAGCACAAAAGAGCTAAAAGACATCTTCATGAAGAACCTTGGTATGTCTCCTGGTGGTGCTGCCGTGTATTTACACAAAGTCAAGAAGAAACTGGCTGATGAAGAATCTTCTAAAGATGATGATAAAACAGAAAAGAAGGTACCGGTAAAGAAAATTGAGAAGCCGAATCCAGAAAAGACTGAAGATAAGCCGGAGAAGACTTCCAAGAAAGACGGTACTAAGCTTGCTCAAGCTGAAGCTATCTATAAAGCTATGCCGGGTGCATCAAGTAAAGAAGTCCAAGAGAAGTTCAAGAGTCAGATTGGTATGGGCCCAGGTATGGCAGCTTTGTATTATCATAAGATAAAGAAGAAGCTTGGCAATATCGAATCTACCGATGACAAAAAGCATCTAGAGCCTCTTGGAGACGATGACTTAAAAGCTATTTCAAAGGAGATGGAGCAAGAAAAGAAAGATGCTCATGATCCTATTGACGCAACCCTCTATAATGAATACACGAAGAAGAAGAAAATTCTTAAGTCGTGGGGCAAATTAAAAGATGATGGAAAAATGGGTCTAGATGATCTTTATGATGTGATGCAAACAGTCAAAAAACAGCATCCAGATCACAAAATACATAATCATCCCTTCGGGTTAGCTGATAAAATGACCAGTATTAATAATATGAGTGATGATGCACTAAGCAAAATGGCAGGAAAGTATCAAGGAATCGATGGGAAACCGAAAGATCAAGAAAAACAAGTAGATACGAAAGACAAGAAATCATCACAAGATACTGATATTAAAAAGAAAACCGAAAATGTCGATAAAAATAAGAAAAAATTAGATGTGATTCATCAAAAGTGGAAAGACGGTCTAATCACTAACGTCGAAGCTATCCAGAAGACTGCGAATGACTTGAAAATTGACTATGTGGAAGCTTTGGAGAAATGGGTAGAACATAAAACACAGGTGAAGATTGATAAGCATAAAGAAGAAAAGGGTAAAACTATTGCTTCTGCTTATGACAAATATACCATGGGGCTAATCAATAAAGCTGAAGCTCTTAAACAGATATATAACACACTCGATATCGATCCATGGGAAGCTGCAAAAGCATGGAAAGACCATGAGGACACAGTTAACGCTAGTGAAGTGGAGAAGCAGGAGAAGGCCGATAAGATATACCATGAAGGTATTAAGAACGGTGACACATTTTCTGAGATAGCTACTAAGATAAAGAAAGAGCTTGGGCATCCTACAAATGTTATCAAATATGTTGACAAAGCTAATGATAATCATATTGATGCTGGGTATAAGCATTATAAGAAAATGAAATTCCAAGGTGGTGATGATTATGCTATCACTGGAGCACTTCAGAAACACCTAGGGCTTTCGTATGATTCTTCATGGAACATGCTAGATAAATTGAATACTCATCATGAGAATGAATCTAAGAATCACCTAGAAAAAGCTATAGATATCGTTAGTAAGTATTCGCATAAGACTTATGGCGAAAAGGTTGATCATGTTGGAGAAGAACTAGGGTTGACTCCGGAAGATGCTGAACAAATGACAAGTAAGGCTCATAGTGAAATTAAGGAAGCTCAGAAACAACACGCTAAGGATCTTTATAAAAAAGCTCATCACAAGGGTGAAGATGCTATGGATACTATACAGAAAATAGAAGATGTTCTGAAGGTATCCAGTAATGATGCTAAAAAACTATATAATATTGCTAAGAATAGCTTTTCTCCAGAAGAATTAGAGAAAGGATATGATTCGGTTGTATCAAAGGTAGATAGTTTTAATGGTGGATCACATGTGTTCTATAACCATAAAGAAGATACACATGAACTTGAGTCAGAGGATGTCCAGGAGCATTTCAAAAAAGTAGATGAAGCCCAAAAACTTGATGCTCATAGTGCATTTGACCCACATGAGCATCTATATAGTCCGGCTAAACATATGGGATTTCATAAGTTGCCTACACCTATTAAAGATATGTCTATGGCTGTATATGATTATACCGGTTCACATTATAATTACATAAACAGTGGTTTAAGAGATAATAATGTAAGCTCTTCTTATAAGAAAACAGTTAAGAATATGGATAAGGCGTTTAAACATCCTTCAGCTAGAGTAAAGGAACCTACTATGGTATACCGTGGATATACAAGTAAGTTCGCAAATAAACTTGAACCAGGAGACATTCTTCAAGATAAAGGATACATGTCAACTGCTAGTTACTTGGGCAAAGCAACAGGATGGGCGGCATCTGATGCAGCGGTAGTCCATATTCTTTTACCAAAAGGTGCTAATGCTATGACGGTTCAAAGTATTTCCGCGCATACCTCAGAGGCAGAGGTGTTGATTGCAAGAGGTGCTAAGTTAAGAATCATTAAAAAGGAAGTCAGAGAAAATCCATATGCTAATGGACCAGGAGAACATGGGGTTACACTCTACGCTGAATATATACTTGATGAGCCAGCCGCAGAGAAGCCAAAAGCTAAGAAGACTACTCCCTTAGAAAGACTTCAGAAAAAGGCAGAAAAGGCTAAAGAAAATACCGGGGA